CTTTGATAGTTCTAAAGTATACGAATGGCTACTTAATAACGATTGCCCATTTGAATGGGAACCAATCAATACCAAGGACGCCAGCAGCACAACTCTTATCTTCACAGCTAAAGAGACTACATACCCAGAACCAGACGGAGAACCAAGCTACTAATGACTATCTTTGAATTTACCGAACAACTCTGCGACATCATCGGAGGCGAGGACGCATACTATCGCTTCGACAAGGCAGAGTTACTAACAATGTGCCAAGAAATGAGCAACTCACATGAGGAGCTTGAGAACATGAAGGAATGTAAGGAAGCACAAGAATCATACGAATTATTCAATCCAACACCGAATTAGCCCTCTCAGAATCGCCTACAAGGTGCCTGAAAAAAAGCTTGGGTACGTTAGTACCCCCTAAAATCACCCTGACAAGCAAACTGTCATAAAACTCTTTGCCTCTTCACAATCATGCAGGGACGCAATGACTACTTATCAAATGATCTACCACGTCAAGAATTGTGGTCAGGCTGAGCACACTATTAAGTGGTGCGATACAGCAGAGCAAGCAGCTTGGATAGCCAAGAACTACTGCGATAAATTCGATTTCAAATTAATAGATGTGATACCAAATGAAGCGTAAATACTATCCAAATAACTGGGATGCTATCAAGCAATGCCCATCATCATACTTCCCTGCAATGGAATATGAGGAATTCAAGGACTGGAAGATACATGGCTATCAATTGCCTAGCTCACACTATGGCATAGTCAGAATCGAAAACAAGGACACAGGAACAATTGAAGAGTACACATATAAATCTGAATATCATACAAAACAAAGACTAAAGAAAGAGGTAGGCAATAACTGCACCATAACAATAGCTACTGATGAGGGAGTTTATCACTTATCACCCAACAGAATAGACTTTAACAATCCATGAACGAACAAACATTTAATAGAAGATTTAATCAACTCTTAACCTTGGTTAGCATACACCCACATAAGGACGAACTGCTACAAATAATGGCAGATCAGGTAGCAGAAGATACCGAAATCAACTATAATAGTAGTCACTAACCAAAATCAACGCACAGAAAAATCTACCGAGCATGCTAACCGAAAAACAGATACAAGATCAGCAGGATTTCGAGCGTAGACAAATACAAGGAGGCTTACATAGGTTACGCTCTAACACTACGAAGTTAGAGGAGAAGACGTATGCATCCGCTACTGTTTATGGCTCAGCTTGTGTAAATTCAATATTGCCTGATCTAATTGCATACATTGATAGTAAAAAAGATAAATTTTTAATGGCTGCTGGTAGGAATCATGCCATCTTTCACAATCACATCCTGCCCAGCTCCTCAGATGTACAAGCACTACTTACGTGCAAGGTCGCATTTGACCACATATTCTCACCACAACAGAAGAAACACACAGTTACTGTGATTTCTATGGCTATTGGTGCAGCTCTTGAAGCTGAAGCACAAATAGCATATTACGAGAAAGAAGCACCAGCTTTACTAGCTACGCTCAAGAAGAACTATTGGCATCAAGCTAAAGGTACAGAATACAAACGTAAGTGCATACAAACACTTATGCATAAGCAGAGTATAACTCCTTGGGTACGTTGGGATAAGACTACTAAGGTCAAGGTCGGAACCTTCCTTATGGACTGTCTTATGGAGGTGTCTCGTTGGTTTGAGAGAGATTATATAAGAAAAGGAAGAAAGACATTAGCTGTACTTGTACCATCCACTTTATTAATCGAACAACATGCAGAAATCATGCGAATGGCTGAGCTATTTAGTCCCTTGGCTAAGCCCATGCTTATACCTCCTCGTAATTGGCACACTCTCCAAGATGGGGGTTATTATTTAAATGATTTGACTCGTTGCCATCAGCTAATAAGAAAAAGCGATGGCGGTCTAATACAGGGAGAAATACCCTACCAGTTCATTAATAAAATTCAACAAGTTCAATACAAGCTAAACCCTTTTATAGTAGGGGTTGCGAAGGAACTAGAAGAAAGAGGAATTAGCGTAGGAAAATTTAGACCTGTTATCCAACATGAGATACCACCAACTCCTCCAGAGGAAGCGAGCAAGGAGGTATGGAGAGAGTGGAAGACAAAAGCAAGAACAGCTAGAAACTTGCAGGCAGCTGAAGTACGTAAGTCCTGCCGTACTCGTATGACAATGGAAGTGGTACGAGAGTTTGAAGGAAAAGATTACTATATCCCTTGGAGTTTTGACTACAGAGGTAGAGCATATCCAATACCTAACCTACTAACACCACAAGATACTGACTTTGGAAAAAGTTTAATTTTGTTTAGTGAAGGTGCAAAGATAACACCTAAAGGTTTGGAGTGGATTAAGTTTCAGTTAGCAACTACGTATGGATTAGATAAAGCTACGATGCAAGAAAGATTAGAGTGGGTATCTATGCCAGCTAATCAAGATCTTGTATTCAGAATAGTCAAAGACCCTATCAAATACATAGCTGACTGGGAAAATGCAGATGAACCTTGGTTATTTTTAGCTGCTGCAAATGAGTATGTCAGTCTCATTATGGGACACACAGACATGACTCATCTGCCAGTAGCAGTAGACGCTACATGTAGTGGTCTCCAGATTCTCGCCGGTCTCGCTAAGGACGCCTCCACTGCTCGCATGGTAAATGTTATTGGGAGCGAAAAGCCTCAAGACGCCTATGCAACCATCGCTTCAAGGAGCATGGAGGCAATCCCTGATCGGCTAAAACCCCACTGGGATAGGAAGGTGACTAAGCGTTGTGTGATGACTATTCCATATAACGCTAAGCCCTTCTCTAATCGTTCTTATATCAAGGATGCCTTTAAGGAAAAGGGAGTAGAAGTTGATAAAGATGAACTTACTGAATGCGTAAAGGCAGTACGAACAGCTATGGACGTAGTGGTACCCGGCGCAATGCGAGTAATGAAATGGATAGAAACGGAGATAGCTCGAGCAATAAGATCTGGAGCTGATGAAATCAGATGGAAAACTCCATCAGGATTCAACGTTAAGCAGAGACTGATGAAACGTCGGTCCACAATCATAAAGACACAACTAATGGGTAGATGTGAGGTACATGTAGCTGGTGCAGAAACAGGTGTTGACTTAAGACACCACAGGAACGCAACAGCACCTAACCTTATACATTCACTAGATGCAAGTCTTTTACATCTTGCAGTGATGGATACCCACTTTCCAATAGCTTTAATACATGATTCAGTTCTATGTAGAGCTACTGATATGTGTAAACTGTCCACATTAGTACGTAAAACTTACATGACTCTGTTTGCAGAGCATGAACCACTTAATGACTTCGCCCTAGCAATAGGAGCTGAAGAACAACCACCTATTATTGGCGACCTTAAACCGGAAGCTGTAATTGATTCACAATATTTTTTCTGTTAATGAGAAACATACACGTAACACCCGAGCCTGTAACCCTAGAAGGGTTCCAAGCTGTGTTAAGACCAAGTAAATTTGGTTATTCATTAAAAGCGATAGTTGGAGAAGATTTAATCTCTAAGCTAGAAGATGAAAGAGCAGACTGCCTCAAGTGGGCAGAGAGTAAACTTAAGAATCCTAAAAGATCTTTACTAAAACCAACTCCATGGGAGGAGGTATCAGAAGGTAAATATCTAATTAAGTTTTCTTGGGCTGACGATAAGCGACCTCCAGTTGTAGATACTGAAGGAACACCAATCAAGGACATTGATACACCAGTATATTCAGGCAGTAAAGTAAAGCTTGGATTCACACAGAAACCATACATACTTAGAGACGGCGTGACCTATGGCACATCACTCAAGTTATCTGGAGTTCAGATAGTAAGTGTATCGTCAGAGGTAGGTATAGATGTAGGTGATTTAGATGAAGCAGGAGCAGCTGAGCTGTTTGGTAATACTGCTGGATTTAAAGCATCCGAACCAAATGTTGTACCTGATACGACACCCAGTTCAGTAGAAGACGACTTCTAATGGGATTCCGATCAGGACTTGAAGAGAAAGTAGCTGATCTATTAGTAAGCTTGGGCGTTGACTATGAATATGAGGAAGCGTCCTACCCTTACACTATTCAGCATCAATATACTCCTGATTTTGTATTACCAGATAACGGAGTAATCCTAGAGGTTAAAGGGTATTGGGACCCTCCATCTAGGCGCAAGATTAGACAAGTAATCAAAGATAACCCAACCATAGATCTTCGCATGGTCTTCCAAGATCCATACAAAAGGATAAGCAAGAAGTCCAAGACAACATATGCGAAATGGTGCGAACGCTACAACATTAGATGGTGCGCCGCACATTGTATTCCAGTTGATTGGTTAAAATGTGGGAAATAAATCCAGAATCAGAAATTCAGATAGATGAATTGATGGGGTCAAAAATATATACGATAGATAACGTATTTAAGTACCCAAAAAAATTAGACAGATTTTTATTTAATCGAGAAAGCTTCTTAGTACAAGGTGAGCCTTGGTCATCCAATGGACATAGGTATATTAAGAAAAGATATGCAGACTGGATTGATAAATCTTGTCCAATAGTTGCTGTAGCACAAAAATTATGTCAACAGAATGTAGGTAATCATGGTGGCTTTTCAACAAATGTAGATGCGTTCATGTCTGGACCATTCAATGAGTTTGAAACAAAGTATCTCTGGCCGCATTTAGATAACGGTTATACACTTATCGTTTACTTCAATCACGAAGATGAAAACGGTACTAACCTATATCACCCAAAGCTAAAAGAGGAAGAGTGGTTCCAGAAGTTAATGACAGATACACCACTTGGTAAAGATCCATGGATACCAAAGAAACATGTTGAGCTACTACACACCTTAAAGCCTAAATATAATCGAGCAGTTTTATTTGACGGTGCAAAGTTTCCACATGGAGCTGCCATAGTCAATGAACACTATTACTTCGACACTGAAACCTACCCAGAAATGAGGAAAAATTTATGTTTTTTCTTCTACCCAGATGATAATGACAAAAAAGAAAACTAAAGCAGCAGACATTAAAGTAGTTGATAACTGGCTGCCAACTTCAGAATTTGTAGTACTAAAAGATATGTTTACCAGTACAGAAACAGGCTGGTTCATTGTCAATGGTATTGCAGATAATTCAGAGACTATGAAAACTCTGAACCCATTAGATAACTATATGTTTGCTCATATGGTTTATCACAACTACGTGCCATACTCAAATCATTTCCAAAAGATTAAGGAAATAATTGAGCCTCCTATGCAGGAACTGTTGGGTCATGACTTTAGAACAATAGTAAGAATCAAAGTTAACCTATACCCACGTACTCATGAAGTAGTAAAGCATCCATGGCACACAGATTCTCATCACATAGAAGGACTTAAGGGTTTACTTCTAGGAATAAACACATGTGATGGATATACAGGATTTGCTGATGGTACTGAGATTGATTCAGTAGAAAACAGAGCATTATTCTTTGACTCTACAGAAAGACATCATTCAACCTCATGTTCAAATGCAAGTTACAGACTGAACATGAATATTAATTATGTATAAAATATTTGATATGTTTTCGGTACCTTTATACAGATCAATACTGCGTGAAGATACCAGTGCTTTAAATAAGTACAAAGAAAATATCTGTGATCAGGGGGAGGGGTCATTTATGAGTAACGAGTTCCCTCCTCGTTTACTAGAACATCCAGACTTGAAACATATCAAGGATGGAATTATGACTCACTTCCATACATTTATGTATGAAGCTTTGGGAGTTGGTCCAGAAACAGATGCAATATTCACTACCTCTTGGTTAGCTGCGATAGAGAAAGGAGGTTACGTACACTCGCATAATCATGCTAACTGTTGGTTCTCTGGGTTACTTTATTTTGATGATGATTATACAAAATCAGTACCCTTACATTTGAAAGATCCAAATACTTGTCAAAGTATTATCAATGTTAATACCAGAAACTATAACCTTGGCTATCCAGTAACTATTCAACCAGAGCCAAACTTATTAATATTTTTCCCTAGCTATATAGTTCATCAAAGTGAACCACAAAAGGAAGATAAGAAAAGATGGTCGCTTGCATTTAATTTTTACCCTAGAGGAAAGATTGGAGAAGAACTTACAGACAGTTACTTTGATACAAGATGGCTGAGTTTATAAGACATGAGCCATGTGAAGTATGTGGCTCATCAGATGCAAAGGCAATATACGACGACGGAAATACATATTGCTTTAGTTGTCAAAACCTTACGACACAAGATAATCACAATCACATGCCCACCAATGTTCAATTCACAGGATCAGCCCAAAGGCTGCATAAACGAAACATCAGTGAATCAACCTGTCAACACTACAAAGTCTACAGGGACGGAGAATACTTACGCTTCCCTTATTACAGCAGTGACAGAACACTTCAAGGATTTAAAACAAAAACAAAATTAAAAGACTTTAAGTATGAAGGTAATAATACTGACACTCTTTTTGGTCAGTCTCTTATTCCTTCTACTGGCAAACGCCTTATGGTCTACGAAGGCGAGCTTGATGCACTATCGGGCTGGGAGGCTTACCCAAACTGGGCGCATATCTCACTTCCTCATGGAGCTGCGTCAGCTAAAAAGGATATACAAAAACAACTTCAGCTTTTTCAAGGTTATGAAGAAATTATCCTTTTCTTCGATAAAGACCAAGCCGGTAAGCAAGCGACGGAATCAGTTGCTGCTCTTTTACCGTCTGGCAAAGTTAAGATTGCACATTTACCAGATCCGTATAAGGATGCTTCTGACGCATTGCAAAATAACGATGCTGAAGCAATCAGGAAAGCTATTTGGAATGCTTCTCCCTACCAACCGGATGGAATTGTAGATGGTCAATCATTACTAGAAGTAGTCACCAACCCTAGTCCACCATGCGACTTTGAATATCCATTTGCAGGGTTGCAAAGACTAACCCATGGATGCAGATTCGGAGAACTCACTGTAATCAGTGCAGGCACAGGACAAGGGAAATCAACCCTGACAAGGCAGTTGGCGACTCACTTTTTAGACCAAAACGAGCGTGTAGGTTATATAGCTCTGGAGGAATCAAATAGAAGAACAGCTTTAGGACTAATGTCTGTAGCTACTAGTCAAGCATTACATCTTGGAGAACACACCAAGGATACTTTACAAAAAGCATATGACAAAACCCTCAAAAAATGGAATCTCTTCCTCTATGACCACTTCGGCAGTGCTGACCCTGATATTATCTACAGTCGCATTGAGTATATGGCGCTTGCGCTCGAAACGAAAATCATCTTCCTCGACCACTTATCCATATTAATTTCTGGATTAGACGGAGATGAGAGAAAAATGATCGACACCACCATGACTAAGCTAAGAAGTTTAGTTGAACGAACTGGAATAAAACTATTCCTTGTATCTCATTTACGTAGAACACAAACAGATAAGAACCATGAAGAAGGCGCACGAGTAACTCTAGGTCAACTTAGAGGTAGCGCAGCAATTTCTCAGCTTGCAGATGAAGTATGGGGACTCGAAAGAAACCAACAAACTGAAGCTGTAGACCAGACAATCTTACGTGTTCTAAAGAATAGATACTCAGGTGAAGTAGGTGTCGCATGTCAACTTAAATACAACAAAGAAACGTGTAAATACGATGAAACTACAGAGCCAATTTTCGATCCCGGAACAGACTTCTGATCTGAAAAAACCAAACCCACCTTCAAAACAAGCTAAAAAGAAAGCAAAGTTTAAGGATAAAACTTATGTCGGAAAGCCAAATGCTCGTATTTGACTGCGAAACTGACGGACTATTACATGACGTTTCTACAATACACTGCATTGCCATCTACGATTCCCAAAAGGAAGAGACCCACGTATTTAATCATCAAGGTGGTGACTGCTACCCGATCACGGAAGGTTTGCATATGCTTACCGAAGCTGATGTTATCGTTGGGCACAATATCATTAATTTTGATATACCTGTTTTGCGGAAAACTTATTCTTGGTTTCAGCCTAGTGGGACTGTTCTTGATACTCTTGTCCTATCTCGTATGTACCATCCGAATATGATGGATATAGATAAGAGAAGGAACGTACCAAGGATGCCATTACAACTATATGGTAGGCATTCCTTAGAAGCTTATGGATACAGATTAGGTGAATATAAAGGAGAGTTTGGAAAGACCACCGACTGGAAAGAGTGGTCACAAGAAATGCAAGATTATTGCGTACAAGACGTAAACGTTACCACCAAATTATGCGAACACTTCCGCCCTTACATGATGCGGATCGGTTAGAGCACCGAGTCGCTGAAATATTAACTGAACAAGAGATACATGGATGGACATTTAATGAACAAAAAGCTCAGCAACTTGAGTCATCTCTCCGAAGAGAGATGGAAGAAACTCAAGGAGTACTTCGAGAACAATTCCCTTTCGTTGCAGGATCGTTGTTCACTCCTAAACGAGATAACGCAACACAAGGATATAGAGAAGGATGTGAAATACAACGAATAAAGGAGTTTAACCCAACATCACGAGACCACATAGCATGGATTCTGAAGACCCATTTCAAAGTCAAATTGAGCAAGACCACAGCGACTGGGAAACCAATTATCGACGAGACTACATTGACGGAGATAGATATTCCCTTCTCCAAACTATGTGCGAAATGTTTGACGATAAAGAAAAAGCTTGGAATGATATCCGAAGGCGTGAACGCATGGAACAGGCTTGTTACGAGTGAAGGTAGGATTCACCACCATTGCTCAGTTTCTACTAACACATTTAGATGTGCTCATAGAAAACCAAACTTAGCTCAGGTCCCTGCCGATAAGGAGTTTAGAGAATTATTCACAGCCAGTCCCGAGCTAGTAATGGTTGGAGCTGACTTAAGCGGAATTGAATTAAGAATGCTTGCCCACTACCTTGGAAGGTACGACGGCGGTAGATATGCAGATATCCTCCTTAATGATGATATTCATCAAGTTAATGCTGACAAGATTGGTATTACTAGAAGACAAGTTAAGACTGTCACCTATGCCTTCCTTTATGGAGCTGGCAACGAAAAAATTGGAACCTCATACGACAACACCCTAAAACCAAATGATGCAAAAAAGAAAGGAAAGGAAATACGAGAAGCTTTTGTTGCTGCGATCGAAGGACTCTCTGACTTATTGGGAGCGGTTTCAACTAAGTCTGCTAACGGGTGGCTCTTAGCTATTGATGGCAGAAGAGTTTTAGTTGATAGTCCTCACAAAGGATTAAATTATTTACTTCAGTGTTCGGCTGGAATTGTGGCTAAGAGATGGATGGTTATTGCACATGATGATTGTGAAGCTAACCAACTCGCCTTTGTACATGATGAACTTCAATATGAGACAAAGCCAGAAAATGCCGAACGATTAATGAAACATTTAGAAAAATCAGCAGTATTAGCTGGAGAATACTACCAATTACGTTGTCCAATAGCAGCCGAAGCAAAACAAGGGCTCTCATGGGCAGACGTACATTAAATTATGAAATTATTAATAGATGCAGACTACATAGTATATAAATGCTGTGCAGCAGCAGAAACAGAGATGGATTTCGGAGATGACGTTATAGTTGTTACTTCTAATTTCTCTGACGCTATGAAATGCGTAAAAAGAGATTTAGATCGAATCCAAAACGACTTAGGATCATTTGACGATGAGATGATCTTATTCTTTACAAGCCCTAATAATTTTAGGAAAAAAATTCTGCCCGATTACAAAGGTCATCGACAGAGAAAAAAGCCCTGTGGATTCAAAAGGGTCATACAGGAACTTAAGAAACAATACAGAGTTATCCTCAAAGATACACTCGAAGCTGATGATTCTATAGGCATTTACGCTACAAAATATCCCGGAAACATTATTGTCTCTCCAGATAAGGACATGAGACAGATTCCCGGGAAACTATATGACTTTAAAGAAACTGTAGAGATTACTTCAGACGAAGGAGCAAGATGGCATCTGATTCAGAGCATGGCAGGCGATAACACTGACGGTTACGCAGGAGTTCCCGGGATAGGAGTTAAGAAAGCAGAGAAAATCTTTGAAGAAAAAGGATACACATGGAAAGCAGTAGTTGAAACCTTTGTAGAGAAAGAGATGACTGAAGAGGATGCATTAACTAATGCAAGACTCGCAAGGATACTAACTACAAGTGACTACGACCATGACACTAAAGAACCAATACTTTGGACACCCCCAAATGAATACGAAATTAAACGAAGGTCCTGAATACTACCAGAGAGGGAACATAGAAGTATGGGATTTCATTAGAGATCAATCCCTGAACTATCACCTTGGAAATGTAATCAAATACGTATGTCGTGCTGGATATAAAGATGACGACTTAAAAGATTTAAAAAAAGCTGCCCATTATTTACTCAATGAAATCGAATCAAGAACAAGCAAGGGAATTTAGAAAGAAATACAACATTCAAAGTTCAGATAGTAAACCAGTTAGAACCTATCAACGTGACTTAATTAGAGAAGAGTTCATTGAGTTTATTGAAGCTGAAGGTATGTTGTTTAGAGAATCAGAGCGTTACAAGGAGGAATGTCTTAAAGAGTTAGCCGACCTTGTGTATGTCTGCTATCAATACGCTGCCAATATGGGTTGGGATCTTGATAGAGCATTAGCACTAATACATGAAAGCAATCTTTCCAAGTTAGGTGAAGATGGCAAACCAATACTAAGAGAAGACGGAAAGATATTAAAAGGACCTAACTATAAAAAACCAAACTTACATTCACTCATCTAAATGGCTAACAAAATTGCAAGGACTGGTCGAGTCCAATCATGGATTGAAAATCCTACTACCCGTCTACCCGTGTCATGCACAATCTTCAAAGTTGAAGATTCAATGGAAGGAACTGATGGAATCGAAGCGAGCTGGCGATTTGTGTCGCATGCTCTCAGATATGGAGCAGGAGTTGCGGTCCACTTGTCGGACCTTAGACCCCAAGGAACAAAAACAATTAAGGGAACTGATACTCTCGTTGCATCAGGACCCGTCTCATTCGCAAAAATTTACTCAACATTAAATGAAATTCTTAGAAGAGGTGGCACCTATAAAAATGGTGCGGTGGTTGCCCATCTTGATATTAACCACGCCGATATTATTGACTTCGTGCAAGTCCCCAGAGAAGAACTCCCATGGATTAAACGATGTGTTAACCTCACCCCAGACCTCTGGCGTGATTCAGAAACTGGAACAAAGGAAGCAATTATTAGAGGGATTGCTAGAGGAGACATCTGGCTCAGTAAAATAAAACATGATAGACATGGCAAACGGATCAGATCGAACGTCTGTCTTGAGGTTTACTTGCCCTCACGAGGCACATGCTTACTCCAACATATCAATCTCGGTGCCTGTAGAATCGGCGACTTACGCCCGGCTTTCCGTGAAGGCATGTCCGAGTTGTGCGACCTCCATGGCAGGACAGGTGTTGGAGAGTCTGGAGAGTATCTCAAACCAAAACATGACAGACAGGTAGGACTAGGAATGCTTGGCTTAGCCAACTTCTTAGCTCAAAACAATATTACATATGCCGAGTTCGGTAAGGCGCTGAAAGCAACTAATGATGCTCAGCCTTACGAAGGGTACGCTGGGTTAGCTGCTCGTGAACTTCTACTCGGCATACAAGAAGCAGCTAACATAGCTCGAGAGAACAACATGGAAAGAGCATTCGCTATAGCTCCAACTGCTAGTTGTTCTTACAGAAGTAGAGACCTTAACGGTAATACAAGTACACCAGAAATAGCACCTCCTATTAGCAGAGTTGTTGATAGAGATTCAGGTACGTTTGGTGTTGAGCAAGTTAAATATGGCGACGTCGAGATCGCATCTGAAGTCGGATGGGAGAGTTATAAATTAGTAGCAGATCAGATAATGATCATGCTCGATAGAACAGGATTGCTTCATGGCTATAGCTTCAACTCTTGGAGTGACATGGTGACATACGATGAGGCATTTATAGAAGAGTGGTTGAAATCACCACAAACTTCTCTCTATTATTCCTTACAAGTAATGAGTGATACGCAGGATAAGACAGATGCTTACGCAGCACTAGAAGATACCTCAGTTGAAGATTACTTAGCAGAAATAATGAGTAATAAACCAGATGAAATCGGATGTGATTGTCAGCAATGAACCCATATATAAAACTACTGTCCCGGAAAAGATCTTGGACACCCGTACAAACATCTAAAGGAGAGCTAAAAGATGGAGCAGAAGAAACCATCTTCCGTTGTCTTGCAATACGCCATATGGAGCTACCAGTTGGTACCTTCATTACGGAAGCACTTGATAAGAATGTTCCCGACTCTGCCAGAGCACTTCTAGAGTCGAACGTTAAGGACGAGATCAAACATGACCTTGCTCTTAGCTACATCACCAAAGCACACGGCGTAAATGAAAAAGCTGAAGCCGAAGCATTACGCTTACGTGCAGCGTGGGAGGAACATCCAGATCACACAATATTAAAAGCACTAGTAGCAGAGAGAGCAATCTTCTTTGTGATACTACCTTTCTTCAGATTCAATGGTGACGCAGGCTTGCGCACAATTTCGGCTGATATCTCGAGGGATGAACAAGTCCACGTGGCTTGTAACTCCTTGGTATCACTGGAGTTAGGACTAAAGCCTAGCCAATCATTAGACAAGCTAAGAAAGGCAACTATTAATTGGATAATGGAACCACTTAAGAATAGTGCCGATAGATATTTGGACAAAAAATTTTGGCTAGATGCGAGCGATCGACTTATGTACGAAGGCAAAGCACCAGAATTTTCTCAGACCAAGGCAGCAAGAATGCCTGCATTTTTTGAACACTCGAATGTCAATCTCCCTCAATACTCTTAAGCTGCACAACGACAGACTTGATGAGTTATTAAAGAAGTTAGAACAGAACTTCGGGTGGAAACCTATCCATCCCAAAGAACCAATCGAATCAATTATGTATAGAGCTGGACAAGCCAGTGTAATTGATTACATCAAATCAATAGAAGAGGACGAAATCTAATGTGTTTACCCGGAGGAGGCACGCCGCCGCCACCACCCCCATTACCACCAGCACCCCCACCACCACTACCTCCTGCTCCTACAGCACCACCACCTGAGCCAGTTCAGAAAGAAGATATGAATGCTAAGGTGAGAAAAGCTAAGCAGGATCGTGGTAAGAAAAATCAGGGTCAATATAAAAGTGGAACAGGTGACCAAAGAGTTGACCTAGATCCAAATGTGAACCCACAGAATAACTCCGGTAAAAGCGGAGGACTTAATTAATGTTAGCTCGTGAGAGATACAATCAACTGGTAACAGATCGAAGACAATTCCTAGACAAAGCCGTTGATTGTTCAAAGCTCACGTTACCTTATTTAATTCAAGACGATACATCTTCAAGACCAACACACGAGACTCTCAATATACCTTGGCAATCAGTTGGTTCTAAATGTGTAGTAGGACTTGCGGCAAAACTAATGCTCGCAATCCTACCTCCACAAGGAACCTTCTTTAAGTTTCAGGTAAGAGAAGATAAGTTAGGTGAAGAGTTACCAACAGAAGCGAGGTCAGAACTTGACCTTTCTTTATCCAAGATGGAACGGATGGTCATGGACTATGTTGCTGCATCAAATGACAGAGTAGTAATACATCAAGCACTTAAACATTTAATTGTTGGTGGTAATGCTCTTTTATATATGGGTAAAGATGGGATTAAGAACTACCCACTTAATAGGTATGTCGTCAATAGAGATGGAAATGGTAACGTCCTAGAAATAGTTACAAAGGAATTGATAAGTCGAGATGTACTAGGTTTTGATGTCCCGAAGACACCACCTAACACAGGTATCGACGAAACAAAAGGTACACATACTGATGATGTCGAAGTTTACACGTGCGTGAAACTAGAGAACGGCAGATGGGTATGGTATCAAGAAGTAGAAGATAAAATAATCCCCGGCTCACGTAGTACAGCTCCTAAGAATGCAAGTCCATGGTTAGTCCTGACTTTTAATTCAGTAGACGGAGAAGAGTATGGACGTGGGAGAGTTGAAGAGTTCCTTGGTGATCTCAAATCTCTTGAAGGATTATCACAAGCTCTAGTAGAAGGAGCTGCGGCAGCTAGTAAAGTAATCTTTCTGGTCAGCCCATCCTCAACTACAAAGCCAGCTACTATTGCAAAGGCTGGTAACGGAGCAATCGTTCAGGGTAGAGCTGAAGACGTACAAGTAGTACAGGTAGGAAAGACTGCTGACTTTGGAACAGCAGCTCAGATGGTACAAACAATAGAGAAAAGATTACTTGAAGCTTTCCTTGTTATGAATGTTAGGAATGCTGAGAGAGTAACAGCAGAAGAAGTCAGACTAACTCAGTTAGAACTAGAGCAACAGCTCGGTGGCATCTTCAGTTTGTTAACTACATCTTTCCTTATACCTTATTTAGATAGAACTTTATTAGTACTGCAAAGAACTAATGAACTACCTAAGTTACCTAAAGATATTATTAGACCAGCAATTGTAGCTGGTGTAAATGCTTTAGGAAGAGGGCAAGACAGAGAAGCACTTACTATGTTCATGGGAACTATTGCACAGACAATAGGACCACAGGCATTAGCACAGTTTATAAATCCTTTAGAAGCTATCAAACGTCTTGCAGCTGCACAAGGTATTGACGTCTTGAATCTTGTTAAGACTGAACAACAGTTACAAGGTGAGAAGGAACAGCAGATGCAGACTCAACAACAACAAACTCTACTTGAACAGGCTGGACAGTTTGCTAATTCAAAGTTAGCTGATTCAGAGAACATGCAAAACATGATGAACCCACAACAACAACCACCAAATGAGTGAAACCTATTCATATGATAATACTCCTGAAACAGAAGTACTGACCGAAGAGGAACAGGATTCTCTGCAAGTAGGAGAACAATTAGTAGCAGAACAAGAAGGACTACTAGCTGGTAAATATAAAAATGCTGAAGATTTAGAAGCAGCTTACTTATCATTACAACAGAAACTTGGACAACAAGAAGAAGGAGAAGCAGGAGAAGAGTACGAAGAAGGAGACGAAGGATATACAGAAGAAGAAGAAAGTGATGAGGAGGTATCTGAAAATGCTCCTGCGGTCAGTCTGATCACTGAAGCATCTGCTGAATACTATGCTAATGAAGGTCAGCTTAGTGAGGATACAATAGCTAAGTTTGGAGATATGAGCAGCCAAGATTTGGTCAATGCTTATATGGAAATACAAGCTAACAATCCTCAAGCACCTCAACAAGCTGTAGAGATGAGTGATGCACAGGTTAATCAAGTGCAGAACGCAGCAGGCGGAGAAGCTAACTACAACTCAGTAGTTGAGTGGGCGGCTGATAATCTACCTGATTCACAGGTTAGTGCTTACGATGCCGTAGTTGATACTGGTAATCCAGCAGCTATTGGAATCGCTTTCCAAGGTCTCCAATCCGCATACAACGAAGCGAATGGATATGAAGGTAGGATGCTGCAAGGCAAACCTCCCTCCTCTTCTGGAGAAACTTTTAGATCTCAAGCAGAACTTGTAGCAGCACTAGGTGACCCACGCTATGAAACTGATCCAGCTTACAGAGCTGATGTTGTAGCGAAACTAGAACAATCAGATCTTAGTTTCTAATGTTTAAACCAGATTATTTTTACTACGGAAATATTAAACATCCGGAGAAAGAAGTTGATCAGGTTATATCAGAACTTAAGAGATCCTGTGAAGAGTTACTACGCAGGGATGAACCAATCATCAGTTCTTACTATCTAAAGGAACATCAAAGACCAGATAAAATCTGGAACAAAATATATTCAAAACTACATGAAGATATCGTAAGACGAATCGGAATGTACACTACCACACAATATCAATATCATTACTGGTCACAATATTATGACAGATATGATGGTCATCCACCTCATCATCATATGGAACATAGTAAGAATTACTTCAGCATATTATCTTGGATTCATTTTATTAAACCTACAGAAAATAAATGCCTGAAGTTTCTTGACTGTGACGGTAATGATTTCTTTCCTCCAGAACAAAACGCTGGAGACATAATAGTGTTTCCTTCTTACCAATGGCATGAAGTAGAACAAAGAAAAGATATTGCAGGCAGATTTGTATGTGCTGGAAATCTAGTATTTAATCACATAGATATTATCTATAACAAATGAAGACACGAGACTTAGATAACTTACTTTATAACGAATACCCTTACGAACCACCAATAAGAGTTATGTCACACAACGCAGATTGCGATGGCAATCATTCACACAACCCAATTATGACACCCGAAGCAGAAA